GTTCATTTTCGTCTTTATATGAATTGATATTGTCATTAATAATTTTAAGAAGCATATCATATGACAAGTCTTTCCCGATTAAAAATAATTCGACCTCTTTCTCGTGGCCTTCTAGGTCATTTACTCGGTTAGGGCGAATTGATTGATGATAATGTAAAAATTTTTCAAACTTATGACTTTTTGACACTTTGAAACAATCCAATAAAACTATTTCTCCATAATTTTTTTTATGGTCGGCATATCTTTTTTGTATTCCATTCCGGCTCTCACCTATTTTTACTATATATTGTCCGTTTTCAAATGATTTTACCTTTATGATATAGACTAATGAAATCTCTGTAGAAAACTCTCGTAATAATAATTTTTCGCGTTCTAATAATATGAATTTTTTACGGTCGATTTCTTGAGTTTGTTTAATTTGTTCTAATTGTAATTTTAATTCTTCACTTTCTTCGTTTATTGTTTGATGTAATATTTCTTCTAATTTTATAAAATAATTATGTATTTCATCTGCTTTTTTGGTTCCAGATTTTAAACAAAACGATTTGAATGTATTTATATTTAACATTATTTTTTCTTTATTATATCCTCCTCTACCTGTATCTTTATGTGAATATGATATTTTAAAATCAATATCTTTCTTAAAATATTTTTCTAATAAATTTTTTGCTCTTATTTTTTGGCTGAAATCTAACCATTTCCAAACATTATCTAGGTCAATTACATAATCATTTAATTGATTATAGTTCAAACAACAATAAAATGAAGATATAAATAGTTTTTGCTGTGTTTCATTAAAAGTATTCTTTATTTTTGAAAGTAATTTGTTGTTATATGTATTTGACAAATTCACAATTGGATTTTTTTCAATCAATTCGACAATATCTAACTCAGACATCTCAGTCATTCTATATTATTTATAGTATTCATTCTTTATATTGTTTTCGATTTCGAAAACGAAATATTTATTTACAAAAAGTGAATAATCAATTGATATATTCGATTTTACTTTTAATTTATAAAACCAAAATGTTTGCTCCGGAGGAACTCGGAGCAAACAATTATATTAATCATTTTATAACTAAAAACGAATACAACAATATTTTTGCTCGCTCTTAAAGGCGAGCAAACATTTATAAAATAATACTTAATACAAGACGTATTTTTGCTCCACATTAAGGTGGAGCAAATAACTATATTTGTTATATTATCTTCTAAAGCAAGATTTTGTATAATGATTATAGTTTATAAAAATAAAAGCAAACAATTTTTGCTCGCCTTTAAGAGCGAGCAAAAACTATCATCATATATTTATATAAATATATGATAAAATGAGACCATAAATGGTAACAAAATATTTAATTGGAATATGCAACGCCTGCCATGCCGCTCATCACGCGGAGAACATTGTAATTCACAGCGTACACGCGCACCTTGGCGGTGGCAGTTCCCGAAACAGTCGGGGAAGAAAGGACAAGCTGGAGAACAGCGTTGTCAATTCTGGAGAAGTTGCAAGATCCTGAGGGTTGATGCTCTTCAGGTCTCAAAGCAAACGAGTAAACGTTGATACCAGTATCCGGAGCACGGGTGTGGTGCTGGAAAGGCTGGACAACGTCGAAGTAAGAACCTTCGCGCTCAGAGAAGCGGTCCTGGCCGTTAAGCTGGAGCTTAGCAGTAACGACAGGGTTCTCACCCCAGCAGTGCATGTCGAGGGCAGTCTCACCAAGAACGAATGTTCCGGCATCAGAAAGACCTGAACCTGTGACAGTAGCAGAGCCATCAGTAGGCTGGAATGGGGTTTGGACGGAGAGCTTGTTCCACTCGCTTTGCGAGGTGAGGCCAGGAACATCAACAGCACCAGCCATCTGGAAAAGACCCTGAGAGGTGACAAAGGCACCAGAACCAGAGAGCTCAGAAGGTCCGCCGAATGCGTGGAGAGCGTTGGGGAGAGCATCGATGGAGTCGGTGTAGTTGAAAGGCTGAGCTCCGAGCACCTTGAAAAGGAGTTGAGAAGCATCCAAAGAAGAGCAATAGTCAACGTTGGCATCAGGTTGGACAACCCAGATAAGCTCCTTCACCGGGTGGTTGAAGTTGAGCTTAATCTTGTTGCTGGATGAACCGACAGATTCATCACCTGTGAACTGAACCTGCTCAATCAAATACTCGTGAGGGTTCTGGGCCATCTTGCGGCGCTCATCTGTGTCGAGGAAGATGTAGTCAACATAGAGAGAAGCAGCAACAAGCGACTGTTGGTAAGCAGTCGTGACAGACTGGGTTCCGCTGGTAGCAGAGAGGGTATTGACAGCCCAGAGACACTCGCCAATAGGACGGATATCAAGGTTAATCTTGACTTCGTGGTATTGAAGAGCAATCAAAGGGAGAGCAAGACCAGGGTTTCTGTTGAACCAGAACTGGAGAGGAATGTAGAGTGTTGTCTCAGGAAGGGCGTTGCGAGGAGCGCAAACCTGGGTAGGAGCACCTGTGGCAGCGCAAGGACCAGCAATAGGAGCAAAGGTAGGGTCAGTCATGTATGTGAGCTGGGTGGTGTTTCCGATGAGCTTGAAATATCCACGTTGTTGCTCCTGGGTCATTGTGACCTGGTTCCAGATGTGCATCCAGTCACCATATTGGCGGTCAATACGTTGACCTCCAATCTCGACCTCCACCTGGGAAATCAATTGCTCACCAACGAAATCGAGCCAACGAGCATAGACAGCGCTGCCAGCAGCAGAGCCAGCCATCGACTGGTTGATTTCAGGAAGTGTCACCTGAAGGTATGTGCGGTAAGCAAGATCACCATTTCTGGAGATTGTGCAGGTAACACGTCTGCCGAAATCGGCCTGTCCGGAGAAAGTCTGCTCGATAGACTCCATAGCGAAGTTGGTATGGCGTCTGTAAGACACCTTCCAGAAAGTAATTTCAGGAGTTCCAGTAAGGAACACGTCTTGTGCGCCGTAAGCGACTAGTTGCATTAACGCCCCACCCATATATGCGATATATTATTGCTAAAGAAAATAATTTCTGGGAAAAAGACCCCAAATTGAAAAATACTTACATAAAAATAAAAAAAATTATTTTTAATTTAATTTTACAACCAATTATGTAGGAACCATTCCATCATAAAATAGCTGGATGATTTCAACAGTTTTTTCGGGTATGTTCTCAATCCAATATTGAATTTGTTGATGTAAGACAACAAGCCGATTATTCCAATCTTTTTTTCTATTTACATGAACACATAATACTCCGTTTTGTTTATTTGGTTTCCAACAAGATGATATTTTTTGTGAATTGTTATCTATATATCTGTCTGGATTGAAGCGAATAAATATCAACGGTCTATGTTCGATATCTCTTGAAATCTCCATCAATCGTTTATTTTCACAAGAACAGTCATAATCAGTATGTTGGTTCTCATCCACTTCTACAATCAATATGTGAGAACCCATATCTAATAATAAATCAGGACGACGTCGTGAACATCCATCACTTACTCTCTTATCAGATATCCAAGTAAAATTTCCAAAATGAGACATCACAAAATCAACAACCGCTTTTTCTTTTGTTTTATAATTTCTGGCTGTAGGTTTATCGGGAAACAATTGAATATAGCAATGAATACAATATTTTTCATAATTTCTACTAGCATAATTATCACACCAATCCGATTTACATACAGGAGAAACTACATTCATCATTCCATCTTTCTTATGATTCATACAATAGATTGGAATATTACTTCCTTTATGATTGAATACAGGTCTTTTATCACACCCGTCCTCGATACATAACGGATGTTTCAAATCAATCATACCATCTTTTTTGTGAGTACCACAATATAAAGGGGTCTTTTGTCCTACTTCATTATAACCAGCAAATATTTTACATCCTTCGACAACACAAAACGAATGTTTTCCATTTGTCATTCCTTCTAGTTTATGAGTAGCACAAAATCGGCAACTACTATCTGTCTCAAATTTATACGAAGGTTGATTTGAACAACCTTCCGCTTCGCATCGACGATGTTTGATATCAACCATCCCATCAGTTTTATGTTGAGAACAAAATTTCCCACGTTGTTCTCCATCGAAATTGAACTGTGCATGATATCGACATCCGTCCATCTCACATCTTTTCCCAGTAACATTTACCATATCATCTTCTTTATGAACTATACAAAATTTTCCTTTTTGTTCTCCCGCAACATTATATATTGGAGTGATATAACAAGGCAATCCATTATCATAAATAAACGCACATCTTTTACATTTGACGTTGACCATCCCATCTTTTCTATGAGAACCGCAATAGACACCTCCAGTTTTACCCGGTAAGTTAAAGGTTGCTCTACTATTACAATCCAAACATAAAACATCGACAACATTTATCATATCGTCCGTCTTACATCGGACACAACAAGAAGCAAATTTTCCTTTTTGACCAAAACAGGCAGTCACTCCGCAGGGACACTTAGGCATCCGTATATGCTGATAAATAAATCCCAGAAAAGTCAATCGATTTTATATGTGTTTTTCACAAAAAGACCCCGAAAAAGACCCCCGAAAAA